ATTCTGTATATGTTCCATATTCATCTTTAGGGCTATCAATAAGGCTAGTTAGATTGTTTCTATGTACTCTCACACAACCTGGAATATCTACAACAGGTTTATTTATGTAATTTACTACTGGATTATTGAACTTCCATATTGGTATTTCGTGTATCTGTATCTCATTTATTTTGAAACGAGGTATTTCAATCGTAGGCATCTCTTCTTAAATACACTTCTACATATGAGTCGCATTTTGGACAGCTAAGATTCGTAACCATTGAGTACTCTTGATATAGTACGGGTTGTGTTTCTTCTTCAATATCTGCATCTGCACCCCAAATAAGTTCAGTTTTACAATGCCAACAGTTCATTTTTTCGGTAAAGGCATAGATGGACCTGTAACATCAGGCATAACATTATCTAAAACTTTGGGCATAGCACCCTGTATATTTCCAAGAATTTCATTCATAACTTGAGACTTGAAGTTTTCAGATGTTACATATTTGTAGCCCAGGTACGCTCCACCACTCATGGAAGCTACCATTACAAATGAAACGATGCTAAGAATATTAGCAATTTTTTGAAACATGATTAAATTTG